CTTAGTCCACTTGATAATTGGCCGTTGTTGTCTATTCTTGTAATTCTTACCCACTTATAGTCTGCTACGTTGTTAGGATTTGCAAACTTAATAAAGTTGTTTTCCTTAAACATAGATGTTTCTGCTGTCGTATTAATTAATACACTAGTTGTTGCTACTCCAGATGCAACTGTTTGCTCTGTAATATATCCTGTTGTATTAAATGTTTTAACAGGTAATGTAGCCCAATTAATAGTTCTACCGCTGGTATCAAATGTTGCTGGTGTTGTTTTTACTATGCTTTTTCTAAATGTATTATATACAAAATTATTTAATTCTTGTCTTTTTAAATACAACGGAAGAACACTATTTGCTATTTCTGTTGCAGTATTATTTTCATTTATAGTAAAACTTTCAGACAAGTTATTTTTATCTGCATATATTACACCATCTTCTGCATAAGACTCAATGCTTTGGAATGTACCTGTAGGATCTGTGATATCAATATATCTACTATGTCCAGCATGTGTCCTATTTGTTGCTTTTAATTTATTAATATTCGAGGACTGGCTAGTTGGAAATACTTGATAGTCCTGAGCACTTACCATTCTGTTTTGTGTATAGAATGTTTGTGGAGCATTTTGTTTTACTGAGTTTAAAGTTTCTCCTGGTAAACTATTATTAACTGCTGAGCGTAAACCAAAACTTAGTGTTAAACTAAATGCCTGTCCTGCCGCATTTTCGTAAGGCAAAACAACACTTAAATTATTTGCATCGTCTGGTTGTATAGAATAAGAAACTGCATCACTGGTTCTATACCAAACTCTAAATACACCATTAGGTATATTACCAAAGTTTCCATCAGGGAATTTAATTCTTATGCCGTCGTTGTTTAAGTTCTCAACTGCATAAAGATTTCTTGTACCTAATGTTTGGCTATTAAAGTTTAATGTTTGACCTACTGTATTAGGAATTTTAGTCCACTGATTTAGTACAGTTCCTCCAGTAGTAATTTCTTGTATGTACACATCTGTTTCATTAATGTTTTGAATATTAATATCTTGTACTCTACTTACTACAGGTGTTGTAAAATCAAAGTCTTGGAATTGTAAGTTACCCTGCTTAAACAGTAGGAAAAATCCTGTATTATTACTAGCAATGCCTTGACCGTCGTTTCTGTAAAATAAACCAAAATCACTTAATGGATCAGGATTACCTTCATAAAAATATTTGCCATCAATAAAATCACCGTTTACAATTTCACAACTTCTATTAACACCATTTGCATTAACATTAAATGAGTATGAAATAGGTGAACCTATTGTGCTGTTTAGTAAATATTTTTCTGTATTAATATTTGCAACTTTGCCTGTCTTTACAGGTGCAGTAAATCTGTTAGTACTGCTCATTGCAGAATTTAAAATTGTTATAAATTGTTCGTAACTATCAGGATTATTTGCATCGTCCCAGAAGACTTTTGTATTACTTAATTGGTTGCCTTGACTGTCTGTTAGAGGCTCTGTTGTAGTTACTGCTGAAAGTTTCATTAATCCACTTGCAGGAATATTTCTTTTAGGATTGTATCCTAACATTCTTGCTAGTTTAAATACTGAGTCTCTTCTTTCTGCTGTTTCCAAAAAGTTTTCCCTAGTATTAACATCCATTCTGAATGCAATACTGGTACTTAAAAATGCTAGTAATTCTAGTATAGCAATAAATTCTGAACTTTCTGTATAGTCATTAAAGTTTTCAGGAAAGTTTGTTCTTATATATTCAACAAGTGCTGTTCTGATTGAGTCGAAATCGTATGCTTGGAAGTCTACTTGACTAAAAACTTTATATGCTAATTTCCAATCTTCCGCCGCAAATAAATTATTTTGTCTATTAACTGTTGCCATTATGCTTCGTCCGTACTAGTTGTGACATATTCTAAAAATAAGGTATCGCTACTGTTAAGTAATTTGTACTTAATTTGTACCTCTGCTTGTATAGTATGATCTAGTACTAATAATTTTGTTGATAAAAACTCTACTCTAGGATCACTTTTTACAATTCTAATGATGTCTTCTTTTATAATTTCTTGTGTTTCAGGGTCTTCTGGTTCCATAAGGTAATCCCAAATAACACTTCCGAATGTGGGTCTCATTATTCTTTCACCAATTCTAGTATAGAAATGATTAAGTAGATCTCTCTTTACTAGATCTGCATCAGTCAGAGTGTAAGGTGCTCTAACTTTATCAACTGTACTAAATCCTTTAAATAATGTTGCCATGCAAGTATTTATCATATTCATTATAACAAGTTTTAATTAATAGTTGACTTTGAACCATTTCTAGTATATAATCAGAAGATGAAAAATGCTATATACTTACACGGTGCAAATGCCAGCCCAGAAAACTTTAATTACTTTACTTTGAAGTTACCTGAGCATAAATTTTTGGCTCCGGCATATGATATGGAAGATGATCCGTTCGATATAGTAGAAATACTAAGAATTCGTAAGGAAAGAGAGTTTGGAAAGGAACCTGTTGTGGTTGTAGGACATAGTTTTGGTGGTTTAATTGCTAGTTGGTATGCTAGTGTATATCCTAGGCGTGTTAAACACTTAGTTACTATTGCAACACCTTGGGAAGGTACGCCTGTAGCAAGAATATTTGGAATGTTCTTTAAAGGAAAAGTATTTCAAAACACTAAGCCAGGTGCAGATGTGTTGGCTTTACTACAAGAAAAAAACTTTAATGGTAAGCATACTAACATAATATGTACCAGAGGCTCAAACCCTGTTGCTGGCCTAGGCGGTAAAGCAAACGACGGAATGATATCTTGCGATAGTCAGGGTGCAACACCTCCAGGTTTTAAAAACACTCAAAACATCACAATAGAAGCAGGTCATAGTGAAGTTTTGTTAAATAATACTGTAACAGACCTGTTACAAAACATAATATTTGAGGAATAAAAATGGCTGATATTTCCACACTAAATGACACTCTTGAAGAAGAGTTAAGACGTATGCTTATTGATAAAAACAATGAGTGTAATAGTTTAAGAACTCATATTGAACTACTAGAAAAAGCAGTAGCAGAAGAACAAGAACAAAAATACAGGTTGCTTGTTGATAATATGGATTTAAAAAAGGCGTTGGCTTTGATTAGGGATTCTAAAACTACTACAAAGCAATAGTTTTATAACCCATTTCTACATACTTTTTATCTTTTGCACTTCTTAGCATAGATCTTAATTGCCTGAACGATAAATTTTTATCTGATGTTAGGCCCATTTCTTCATTTGTTAATTTAACCCAGTCAGGTGTAGTAAACAATTCTATCTCATATTCTCTTCTTTGTACATAATCTTGCCTCACTTGTACATCACTTGCTTCACCAACTTTTCCTGTTCTCCATCTTTTCATATATTTGGGGATACTGCCATAGTTACCTTTATTAAGTTCTAAAAGCAGATAACTGTTTGCAAAATTCTTTATGCCTATGTGTGTAGCAAAACTTGTAAGTGAAAGTAATTGATTTTCACTTAATGGCACAGTTATAAGTTGAGCCATCTCACGTTTGGTAAATTCCAGCTCACTTTTCAAACCAATAGTTGTTCCTATTGGTCCTACACCATTAGACACATCTATAACTTTTGTGCCTGTTTTTCTATCTGTAAAAATTAAACTTGGTCCGTCAACAGTAAGGTCTATTCCTTTTGTACTAAGTTCTTCTTTAACTAAGTTAAAATTATTTGCATTAATACCCATGGAACCCATGGCTTCTCCTGTTTGCTGATCAATAGCAAAATTAGGATGTCCACTACGCAATTTATCTGCTTCGGTCATTAAATCACCGTATTGGTTGTACAAGCCTTCTGCTTTACTTACTGCATCTGTAACACTATTTACTGCATCTCATACTTGTCCTTTACGTGCTTTAACATCAAAGCCTTCTAGGTCTAATGGCAAGTCAAACTGGTCTAAACTAAATTGGCCTAATCTGGCTTCCATTTCTTTTAGTTGTTTTGCTATACCAACAAACTTATCTCCTAATGCATTTCCTGTAGGGAATCTAAATGGCGGAATTGCTATGCCCATAGCAGACATAAGTCCGTCCATATTTTGTAAACTTCCTAAATTTTGTAAACTGGCAGGTAAAAAGTTACTGAGCATTCCTTCAACATCAGCCATATTAGGAATCATATCCATTACACTACCTATTGCTCCTCCCAGAGCCGTACCTGCTTCTGTAAGTCCGTTGCCCACGGCATTTGTAATATCTGATGCTTTTGCAATGGCACCTGATGCCGGATCTTTAAATCCATTGCCTAATTTATCACCTTCAGGTGTTACTTGGTCTGCTGGGTCTTCATCGCCTTTACTTGTTTGTCCATCTAAAGTTTCTGCATCTGCTGTCGTATCTTCTTCCATGGATTCCTGATCTTCTGTAGTAGGGTCAAATTGGCCGTGGCCTGCATACGGCTCAGCAGTAATTAATGTGCCTACTATGGTTGAAATCTTGTTAGCCTTTCCTGGTCTTACACCACCACTTGTGAGTGCTACATCTCCTTCTCGATCATATTCCGGCATTTCACTAGGTTGGTCCTCTTGCTCAACACCTTCTAATGAAGGAGCAGAAACTTTTAGTGCATCTAGTCCTTGTAATATTGGTGCAGGTCCTGTATTTA